TCGGATTTCATGTTAGATGCGCTGCTCGTTACATCGGATTCTAAACTACTAAAATCACTGGCACCGCTGGAACTCAAATCTCCTATTTCATCTAATGACAGATTGGACATATCGCCTATATCCCCGGTTACGTTGGAACTTAGACTTTCCATATCGACGGATCCGTTCGATTCCAAATCCGATAACATTTGAGATACATCAGTACTCATTCCGGATACAGATTCTGTTGAACCTGCAGACATATCACTCAGACTGCTTTGAGCGCCGGTAGACAGACTATCTATGCTTGATACACCTTCTATATTAAGACTGTCAAGTTGGGCTGTACCAGAATCACTTAAATCTGTTAGTTGCAAGACTCCTAATTCATTCATTTCGCCGATCTGAGAAGTTACGTTTTCATTCATACTGCTGACGTTAGTTTCTGCTGAATCAGCCATTTTGCTAGTTGAAGTTTCAGCTGAGTCTGATAAGCCTTCAATGGAATCTCCTGCTTCGTCAGCCGCTTCTGAAGTACCAATACCTAGAATGTTAAGGAAGCCACCCCAGGCATCGCTTACCCATCCCGAAACAGTCTCAACAATATTTCCTATCCACTCAAACTTCTCTCCTAAAGCGACAATTATCGCTATCAGCCCACCGGCTACCGCAATTACTATTCCAATAGGACTAGTGAAGAACATAAATATTGCGGCTGCCACTTTAACGATTCCTACCACAACAGTGATCGCTTTGGCCACCACCATTACAATAGCAACAAGACCGCCAATAACACCGATAACAACACCTAGCACGGTCACAAGCTGCATGACCCAGGAATGCGTTTCTATGAAGGCCACTAACCATTCTGTGAAACTAGCTACAACCCCAGCAACAACGGCAATAACACTAGACATGATACCGATTAGCACACCTAAAATGTTAATGAAAGCCATCGCGCCCGGCTGAACAGCTTCCCAGACCTTAACAATAATAGATTTAATATTTTCCCAGATCATAGTTACGTTTGCTCTAAATTCCTCGTTTGTTTGCCAAAGATCGACTACTGCAGCTACCACTAAAGCAATTACGGCGATCCAAGCCATTGAGGAAGCACTTACTAACGAAAAAGCTGTCCTTAATGAGGTCATTGCAGTACCAACGCTAGCTATTGATTCAATCAATACCCCTAAAATGACAAGAACAGGTCCTATTGCGGCTGCTAACAAGCCTACGATAATGATCGTTTGCTTTGTAGCGTCATCCATTTCAGTGAAGTTTCTAACTGTCTCCGCTATCCAGTCTACTAGACTTTTGATCGGACCTTCACCCATTTCATAAAAGGATATTGCCAGCCCCTCTAATGCCGACATTACGCTTCTAAAAGAACCCATAAGGTTATCTTCCATTATGTCGGACATATCAGAAGCTGCACCCTGCGAGTTTTCTAGTTCGGTACTGAATTCACCCAATTTCCCGCTACCCGCATCGATTAATGCTGACCAGCCTGCAACTGCTTCCGCTCCAAAAATAGTTTCAAGAGCAGCTAGTCTTTGCTGATCGGACATGCCTTCTAGCCCGCCCTCAAGTTGGCCTAAAACCTCTGGCATCGACTTCATTTGCCCGTTGGCATCAAACACCTCAATGCCCAACTGGTTCATCAGTTCGGTTGCTTCTGTTGATGGTGATGACAGGTTTAATAGTCCTCGTTTTAGCATATTACCTGCCTGCCCGCCTTGAATACCTGCATCACCTAAAACCCCAATGGCAGCAGCTGTATCTTCAATGGATAAGCCTACTCCACTTGCAATAGGGCCTACATATTTAAATGCTTGCCCTAAACCTTCAACATCTGTATTAGCATCCGCTGAAGCTTGTGCAAGAACATCTGCAACTCTTCCTGTTTCTGACGCTTCCATGCCAAAGCCAGATAAGATGTTAGAGGTAATGTCTGCAGCGTCCCCAAGATCAACAGCTCCCGCAGCAGCCAAGTCTAACACTTGAGGTATAGCATCCATTGTTTCTGACGTATCGAAGCCCGCGCGTGAAAGCATCTCCATACCTTCAGCGGCTTCACTTGCACTAAAGCGAGTGCTGGATCCCAAATCTTTAGCTTGATCTCTTAGCTTGTCCATTTCACCGCCTGTAGCCCCGGTGACCGCCTGAACAGTGGACATTTGATCATCAAATTTAGCTCCAGTTGCAATAACAGCCGCTCCCATACCGGCAAGAGGAAGAGTGATCGCCTTGGTCATAGTACTTCCAACGCTTTTCATTTGACTGCCAACGTCTTTAAACTTTTGCACACTAGATGCGGCGTCATTAAAAGCAGAGGTAAACGCTTGAACGCCTGTTGCTTTCAGTTGGGCTTCTACACTATAACTCATGGTTTCCCTCCCTTCTTTCAGCTACATACTCAGCTGCCTTCTTTATGTTTAAAGGTATCTTGCTTTTCTTCTTAGGTTTGATTACCTCGTTTATCCGTTTCTCATAGTCATAGAAATCTTTAAACTTGCTGTATACAGGCACTTGCTTTTTTCCTTTTTTCTTCGATGCAGTGACTTGATGATTGAGCCACGCTTGCATGTGCATATCCATTTCTTTATCAATCTGTTGCAGCTGATAGGCTCGCATTCGCAACTCATATTCTCTTAGCGATAGGATTTCTATGCTATAAAGATCGGTAAACCCTAAATGTCGAAAGCAGTTTAATATAATTTTTTCGTATGTTTCATTTGAGTAATCTTCTACTGATTCTTTTTGGCTTCTTGCTTCGCTCGTTTCATCTTGTTTTTCAAAAAAGGCGCGTTTTCCATCGCTTCCGTTACATCTTTAAAAAGCTTTTCAAGCGTTCCTCCATTTGCATGCTCTTCTAAGAGGTTTTCAATATCGTTATTTGACGGCTTGCTATTTAAGTGGGATGTTCCTGCTTTAATGATGTTCAAAAGAACAAGCGGGTTACGCATAGCGAGGTAAGATGTCATCATCTCCACTCCCATACCAAACTTAACTTTGTCTACTTCTTGTGTATAAATGTTGTCCAGTTGATTAATAAATTTAAGTCCGAATTGTAATTGATAGTCTTTGCCATTTATTTTTAAGTCCATTTATAACTCCACCTTTTTTGTGATATAAAAAAAGAGTAGGTTTCCCCACTCTTAAGCTTCTTCCGGTTCTGGATCCGTATCTTTAAATGCGTACTGAATAGCGTCTTTCTGATCAGCAGTTAAAGTAGCCATTCCAAATTGTGGTTTTAGGTCAACGACAAAGGTACTTGAGATTTCCGACTCATCTTCTGCACTTGCTGTCGGCTCCCAGGAGCCTAAATACCCTTGTGCATACACTGCCGGGAACTTGCCCTCTTCCTCTAAATCCTCGTCCACATTCACTTCCCACAACTCTAAGCGCTCGCCATTAATCACGGCACTTTCTAACATTGTGGATACTGGATCGTTTTTTGCTTGGATAGCTGTAACCTCCACTTCAGCTTCCAATTCCCCAACCTTAACAATCGCACCGTCTTTAGTAACAATCGAATCTAGTTCCCGTTCATATGTGAAAGTGTGTTCCGTTTGGAAAACTAGCTTAGCTGCTTTTTCACTCTTATCTTTCATCCTGCGAAACAGCAATATTTTATTTTTACCTTCTAGCATTTGGATTTGATCTTCATTCATGTTTAGTACCTCCTAATGGAATTGGAATTCTACTTCTAAAATTCCGTGTAATAACGGTTCTCCTGTTGAGTTATCAAGCATTACTTGATCATTTGTGTTCTTACATGTGGTATAAAAGTTTTCTGTACGTTTTAATTGCTCACACTCTGCCTTTATCTTATCGATCATGGAAGTTAACTCCCTGCGACCTTTATGGTCATGATAAACATGGATGATCTGCACCATATTTCCGTATTTAAAGGATTTGTTTTTTCGATCATTGTTGAAATACTCGCCAACAAACACAAAAGGGTAACTGACTTCATTAGCAGGGAGATAATCAAAAACGCTGTACCCTAAGTTGTAAGCAACTAAGAATACAGCGTCATAAATTTGTTGTTGAGGTGATTTTAATTCTGTCGACATCGCACCACCCTAATTCATTAATCTTTTCATGTCTGTTAAAAACTGATCTTTCTGGTTGTAATACGCTGGCCTTACATGGGGTGTACCAGACTGATACCGCGTTCCATATTCTTGATAGGGAGCGTACTCAGCCTCACTTTTATCCCTTGCAGTAAAGCCGTCATCTTCAGCGTGGTATTTAATTTCTCCCTGAAGATAGGATGTATCCACTGGCGCATGACGCTGAGCCGCTTTATACATTTCCGAACCATTCAATTTAACAGTATTTTTGACATCATCCAGATTCGCATTCTTTTTCAACTTCCCGATTAACTGATCAGCGCCACTAATCTTCATGTCTGAACACCTTCCAAATAAAAAACGCCCTTCCGATAATCAGATTGGCGCTTTACATTGTATTTCTGTTCGCTGTCATTCAGTTTCACGTAATCTATTTTGCCATTGTAAGGGTGCTGAAGCCTTGCAATCGTAATAAGCTTGTCTATCTCCCCGAACAGTTCATTTGTCCGTTGTACGCCTAAAGTTGATAGATTACAAGGCTTCTTAGTTTCGATTTCCTTACCTTCGACATACTCTCCTTCAATAGGGTCGTAATAAGATTCGGTGATATTTACAAAAATAATCCTTTTATCAAAGCGCATCAGAAAAACATCACCTTTCCTCGACCTGCAGGCTCTTTACCCTTTCCTGCTTCATTTTCGATGATGGCAAGGTAAGGTTGAAAATCGTCCTTCGGCTCATGAAAATCAGTCCTGTGACCTTCTACTAATTCGGACTTCATCCCCTCTGCACCTAAACGGTTGTACCTCATAACAGCTATTTCAGTAATGATAAACTGCAAATTTAAAGGGACATCCTTGCCTAACAGATAAGTAAGGTGCCCCTCTACATTTTCAATTATGATGCTTAATACCTCATCTTGCAGACTATCATTAATTCCTAATAGCGTTTTAATCCTCTCAAGCATTCATAACACCTCACTCCTGTAAGGCTTGCTCAGCTTCATTTGCTTTTTCCTTGCCCTGCACCTTTTCACCATTAGACAGCTCATAATATCCGCCGCCTGTATGCTTAGGGAACCGTTCTTGTTCTTCTGCCTCAATGACTTGAATAAGCGCTTCTTTACGTTTGTTATTTTCTGAAGCTAAGCTTTCAATACGCTCATCAGTCGGACTTGAGCCTTCGCGCGGATAGGAATCTCCAGCACGATAGATATGACCTTTATCTTCTAAGTCTTTAAAATCTTTAAACACTTCATACATGTTTATGCCCCCTCTGGTTCATCAGGTTCTGTTCCTGGCTCGATCTTAGCGAATGCATCATCTTTCAATACCATAAAGGCAACATCCATAGTCGCACGGATAGCAATCAATTCACGTTCGAATAAGTTAACCGGCTTTCCATCTTCGCCTGTCATGGAGGATAATTGCGCCTCTTCACTGATTGAATAGTTTAGATTGTACGGGATTCCATAACGCGCAAAGTCAAAGTCTCCACCGAATAGCTCACCTTTTTTCATTTCATTAGATTTCAAGTTGGCAATCGGAATGCCATCTAGCGTGTTCGCATTACGGTCATATAAAGGCACGCTGTTATTACCGATAGTTTCAACAATCCCACGGAAAGCACTGTTGTTGTTTCGCTTAGATATAAACGCGTTTGGATCATGGTCTGCATCATTAAGCACACCGTACAAGTCCATGAGCGTATCGTAACTCAAATCGCCCTTAACGGTATGACCTGCATCTGTAATAGATTTAGCAAGAGACTGTGTAAATGGGTTATCTACTCCTAAGATTGTCGCCTCGTCAAATTTCTTGTAAAATGCTTCAGCGATTAAAGGGCGTACTTCAGAAAAGAAATTTGATACACTGTACTGTAAAAATTCACGGGATACCGGAACAATTACACCTAGTTTTTTCGCTTCCATGCTGACTGATAACCATTGTGGCTTAGATGTCTGGATGATCTCCCCTTCTCCTACCCAGTA